ACTGTTTGGCGTTTACTGTATTTGTGATGATGTAGATAGCGTACATGATCAGTTATCCACGGCAATTGCTGCACGGTCTGCGATACGCAAGGTATCTTCGGTTTTGAGAGCGGCCAATGCTTCGTCGAACATCGACTTCCAACGCGCCAACCGGGCATCGTTCTTCAGGAATGGTGCTGTCTGCTTGAGCGTGCCAAACAGCATGGCATTGGGTGCGTTTATTGTCAGCCAGTTCGTTTGGTGAGACGACGAAAGTGGCTCCAAGCGCGTGTAGCACAAAGCCTCGAATGCATACGCTTGGTCTGGTGTTGGAGCCACAAACCAATGATCAAAATCGTAGTCCGCATAATAGAGGGGTGTCCCAGTTGAGGTGACGCTTTGAGCGTAGTTGTTTAAGTATTCCAGCTTGCGCACAAGCAGCGGCTGCTTTAAGCCACTCTTGGACAGGGTCATGGAGGTGGTTTTCCTCCACCGGGCTGGCTTGGCAATCACGGGGTTGCCGATCTGCATGGTGGAATCCACAACCTCCATTTGGCCAAGCGTCTTAATGTTCTGCGCGATCTCGAACTCGCACAGCGTGATAAATGTTGGGATGGCCGCAACCACTGCCGCATCTGAACTTACTCGCAATCCCTTTCCAGCGTTTCCAGTTAAATCAGGGAGCTGTGCAAATGCATCACTGATGGCGTTAAATTCCTGCCTTGCCGAAACCGATGCGCCGGGTGATCCATTGCTCGGATAACCACCATGTACATACCATGCCATTACCTGACTCCTCGTCTTTGTGTGTAGTGAACGATGACGCTGTTCACGTTAAAAGCTGCAAAATCCTTGGAGCTGGATGCAATCGTGAGTTGCACATTTTCTGCAGTCCCTGCCATTTCGCACTCGGTTGGGAATAGGTTGCGGCCATCCCATGTAAAAGAATCCCATGTCATGGAAT